ACTTGGTCCAGCCGTGAGTATAGAAGTCACGGAAGGTCTCGAACTCAGAGTGGTCTAGCTTCTTCTGTCCCAGTTCAATGTCAGCAATGACATCCAGGCGATATGACTCCCTGTTGGTGTAGGTGAACTTCTTGTAGATGTCCAGGTAGTCAAGGATGGTGACACCAGCGATGTCAAAGGCGAGTTGCTTTCGTCCATGGGAGTCAATCCACTTCTCGCTCACCATACGCCATGGAGACATATCTCGCATTGTGCTGAGACTGCAGGTCTTATAGATGCGATTGCAGAGATATGGAATGTCAAACAACTCGACATTCCAACCAGTGATAACATCAGGGTTGACGCTCTTCCACCACTCAACAAATGACATCAGCATCGCGTGCTCATTGTCACACAGGATGTAAGTTACGTCATCTCGTGTTGGTGTGTATGGACGGGTACCAAAGGTGATTAGCTTCTTGGTCTTGAAGTTCTTGAGTGTGATAAGCAGGACTTCCTCTTCAGCCTTCTCTGGCTTAGGGAAACCATTCTCAGCACACGTCTCAATGTCAAGAGACCACAGCTTGATCTTGTCCTTGTCGTAGTCGATGTCATCGGAATACTCTTCAGTGATGTACTGATAGAGCCAACGCTCCATGCCATGCACCTTGGTGCCAGACACACCAGCATAGTCCTCAATGAACTGACGGCACTCTTTCATGGTGCCAGGCTGGATGGGTGCTACGAACTGACCATCCAGAGTTTTGTAGTCTGTTTTGTTTTTAGACGGCAGAAAGAGGGTAGGACGGAAGGGCACTTTCTCCATGAAGTAGCCACCTTTCTCGTCGTCCCACCCTCTACAGAGGATATTGTTGCCATACAGGCGAACAAATGTATAAAACTTCAAGCTTCGGCCTCATCGCGTAGTTGCTGTAGGTATTGTAACACCTGTTCTCTGATTTGCATAAGCTCGTCATAACAATGCTGTGCGGATGCACACTGCCGAAGCCGTGGGTCTGGTTTGAGGACTGACTCAGTGAATAGAGTTAGTCCATCCAGATACCTATTCTTCGATGTATCTTGGCTCATAGTCATCGTCTGCTGGGAATTCAGGAAGAGATTGCTCTTCATTGAGTATAACAGGTTCAGGTTTCTTGGTCAACGGAGGTTTACCAACCTTAGCGACATACTTGTCGAGGATATCTTGAGTGGGTGTGCACACAGTCAAAAGTCTTTCACTGTTCAGTAGGACGTGGTCGTCCTCTGAATACTCGGGCCATGACGAAAATGCCACCTTGGTCTTCCCACTAATGGTGTGGGGTTTCCAGAGGTGGCATTTGGGTTCATATTCAAGCTCGTCAGTGTAAGAAATTAGCGTGATACCAGACTCGAGGACTAGTAACGCTACTTTCATCAGACTGCTGCTGCTTCGGTCTCTTCTGCTGCTACGGGCTCTGCCTCAGCAACGACGGTTTCCTCCTCTGCTGCTTCCTCTTTGGGGGCAACGAGCTGCTCATACTGAGTACTAACATCAGCACGCGGCTCAAGGATAGCAACGATATTTTCTGCACGGATGGTGAACTCTGCCTCATCGGACAGTACACAGTAGGGGGCGAAGCCGACGTTGATATTACCAGCATCATCGCGGGTATAGCTTGCGACACGAGGATTAGTCAGGAGATAAGCAATAATCTTTTTTGTCTCCTTCTCTTCTACTTGCTTTGCGTCGGCAACGATGTGCTGCCCCACTGCATTAACGAGAACTTTAATGGCCATTGTTTAGTTGATGTTGAATGTTAATGGGCAGGATGATTATAACGTCCTGCCCTGCGTTTGTTTATTTATTCCGCAATCGGGAGGACCCGTCGCTTCATTTCCTCTGGAATCTCCTTAACGAGGTTGATGTGAAGCATACCGTCAACGAACGTGATGTCCTCGACCTTGGTGTCGTCAGAGAGTTGCCAGTTGCGAGAGAACGTGCGTGATGCAATCCCTTTATGGATGTACTCAACATCGTCCACCACAGTTGGTGAAATAGTCTTTACGTTCAGCACGCGGCGTTCGACTGACACTTCAATAGAATCTCGTGACCACCCAGCAAGGGCAATCTGAAGTTGTTGTCGTTCGTCGTCTAGCTTGACGATATTGTAAGGTGGATAGTTTACAGACTCATTGTCTGAAAAAGCATCAAGACGCTTGAACATGTCTTCTAAGCCGATGCCAACGGGAGAGTATTTCTCCCAGCGTACGAGGTTATTCATTTGAACTCCTTAGAAAGCGAGTGGCGATAGGGGGACCCCGAAGGCGTCACGCCCCTAACGCTACTATTTATTATCTACCATCTAAGGAGAACCGAACCTAGTCGGCACGGGTTGCCCCACCAGGGCCCTTGCGGGGAGAGGCATAAGCGTCTGCCATCTTCTGGACGTCAGAGCGTGTGTCGGGCTTCTTGGGGGCAGGAGCTGCCTTCGCCTTGCCCTTCTGGGGGTCGGTGGCGAACACGACACCCTTCTTTCTCAGGCTGTCCCTGAACTTCTCGATGTCCTCGTGAATAATCATTTTAATTTGTTCTGAATCTAGAATTCCTTCTTCAATTATAGCATTAATCACGCGGGCAAGGTCAGCAGCTTCAACATTCAACGTAGCTTTTTGTCGCTCTTTACTTTTCTCGTCTCTCTTCTCAGAGTACTGCTGACCCAAAGTCTTATCCTGCGGCTTGGAGTACATGGACCGGTACGCTTCACCCAGGCTTGTGTATTTGTAATTGTCCATGCCGTTAAGGTTTCTTTTTATTTATTTGAAAATTTAGATGGAACCATCTGATATGACATACGATCCCTGAGATTGTTAATCTTATCTTCAGTAAAGTGAGAGAAACTTGGTTGCTTCTCTACTTTCTTGTAATAATGTAATGCGTTGATGATGATTGTGTAGTCCTCAACGCTCAGTTCGAATTTCATTTTTTAGATCCGATGCTATACTTTGGAATGAGTTCCCATTCGTTCTTTTCACGATGAGGAATAATTTTGATTTGACTGATAGAGGTTGACTCCTCAAGCTTTGTCTCATCAACAACTGTCAACAGACCCCACTCGCTGAGGAGTTTGGTGATCTTGTTACGTCTTTGTAAATCGTTTTCACTGAAGTTGCTCTCCTTACCATCAAGCAAGAACAACTCTTTAAAGTGTACAATGTAATACTTACCCTGCTTGTGCAGGATATGGCAAGATTGATACAGTTTATTTTCGCTTCGAGATGCCACTCCAATGCGTGTTAGTGTTTCTCTTACTTTAAGGAAGTCGTCGGGTTGCTTCAATTGCACCTCAACCATGTCGCCAGCGGTCCACATAACAAATTATTATGTTATTACTGACTTATTTAGATTTACTGACCTCCGGTGTCCAATCTACGAGACATTTCCATGATGTCAGCGTCGGACAGCACTCTCATTGCTTCGACTGCCTTCTGTCGTGAGTACTGATAGAACTCCATCACAATGTTAAGGCGATGGTCTTCCTCAATCTTAGGAGGGAATCCAAACCGACGACCCTGACGCACTGCATAGTAATAGAAGTCATACTGCAGAGCAGGTCCGATGTTGTGTGCTTGGTTCATCTCTTCTGCCAGCAAGATGGTGTCCATATGCATGGCAAAGCACCGATTAGTCAGGAAGGGATTATACCCTGCCAGATCATACTCATACTTCTTCTCATTGATACTCTTGACATAGTCAAAGGGACTACTTTTTGCCATACTTTGCCTCATAGTCTTTCCATGATAACACAACATGGGTGTAATCTGGATATTGCTTCATAATGTGTGGGATACCCATGACAGAAGGCCAGTCACCTTGAAAGTATACCTTTCTCTCTTCATGAATGACTGTCCGCTTCATAGTAATCCTCGTAATAGTTTAGAATACCATCAGACGAAGGGTGTCCTTGTGATACCCAGTCGTGTGCACAGGCATAGATGGACTCACTACTGTGAGTAGGAGTGCCGTGAATGGTCATATGAGAACCATAGTTCTTGAGCAGAATCTTGAGACACTCTGATCTCAGGTTCATACGCTCTGGTGAGTAGAGCCAGTCGTCGTTCATTTCCAGGATACCTCCATCATGAGTTGGGTGACAAGGGCAAGCAGAGTAATGCTTGGGTCAGCTCCAGTGCTCATCTTGTTGGTGTATTCAGCAAAGATGATGACAGCCTGAGGCTTGGATTGGTCTGCTAGGTGGGGCTGGATGGCTTTGTAGATGTCCTGTTCCAGCTTCTTGGGGTGGATGTAGGCGTGCTCGAACACCCAGTCTCTGACGCTGTTCCACCGCTTTGCTTTGAGGTGCTCAATGAGCGTGTCTGGTGTGTCCTGCAGGATGTCAGCAGTCAGTTCACCAGTCTTGGTGTATCCTTGCAGGTTGTTGAGGATACCACGCCAGTCGGGTGCCATGTCCATGATGTACTTGGCGAGGATCTTGTCCTCAAACTGGATGCTGTGCGACTTTAGAATGCCTGCACAACGCTTATAGAAGTGTCCACAAAGGGCAGCAAGCTGCTTAGGATCGCGAACATGGAAATCAAATACAGTGCAACGAGAGTGTATGGCATCGATGATATTGTGTGGGTAATTGCATGTAAGAATGAATCGACAATGATTTTGAAACTCTTCAATGAGGGCACGGAGTGCCTTCTGGCTGTCCTGTGTGAGGTTATCAGCCTCGTCTAGCAATACAACTTTGATACCGCCAAACATCGAACTGCATGATGCAAATTGGGCCACATTGGTGCGAACGTCACCAATACCACGATCGAGAGAAGCGTTAACAAAAAGGAGATCAGCATCAATCTCAGTACAAAGCGCACGAGCGAGAGACGTTTTACCAACGCCTGCCGGTCCTGCGAGGATGAGGTTAGGGAACTCTTTTTCACTTACATATTCAAGGAATGTGTTTTTAACAGAAGGTGGGAGGATACAATCAGAGACGGACTCTGGTGAGTATGACTCCACCCACAAATAACGATCAGGCACGATAAGGAATGAAACTGAATGAGATAAGGACGTTGCCGAGTGACAGGGACTTGTAGAACCAAGCATCACCACCGAACTGAATCAGTAGTGAGTTGCAGTATCCGTGAGGAGACGTCTCCAATGTGAACTCGATAATCTTTCTCTTATTGTAGCACACTTTCCACACTCTTTCGAGGTGAGATGGACCACTAATTTCGTGCTTTTGGTATTTGAATTTCATAGTTGATTCCATTCACTTATATTATATCAGAGACAAAAAAAGGGGTCTCCCTTTTGTGGAAACCCTCATAAAGTGCCGCCGTAGTTACTAAACCCGTCTGGATTGTCCCTAAACTTGACATTCTTCTTGACATATTCGGACTGCAAATCCCATGGGTCTTTGTTGCGATCAGTGTCCCAATAATGTTTACTGGGTTGATAGTCCTTGGGTGACTCAAGATGCACATCCTTAGTGAATTCCTTGAGGCGATCAAGTTCTGCCTGAGTCAGACGCTCTGCCTGTGCCAGAGCCTGACGCAGTTGACGCATCACTGAGTTACCAGAGTGCTTGCCAGACTTAACTGCACTCACAATGTTATCGATACTGCTTTTAAGCAAATCAAATTCAAACTTGTCGGTCATAATCACTCCTTAAATGTAGAATCAGGTTCGATGGCAATGTAATACACAATCGGCATCGAGTGGTGGGTGAACTTAGCAAGGTTACGCTTGCTCACAATCACATCATAGTCCCCAGTGATGAGCTTCAGGTTCTCAACCTTGAGGTTGAACTGGAAGACATCGGTAGTCTCACCAACGACGATACGATAGGCGTTAGAACCGCTGTTCTTCTTGTCGCGGACAGTCAGGATGATCTTCTCGCCATCACCAACCAGTGACACGTCTGGGATCTGCAGCACAGCCGCTGCTTTCTTGACCTTCTCGATGTTCTCCTCAGTCAGGACAACACACACGTCCTCAGAGGGCAATACGAGCTCTTTGTCGGGTGGTGCAGTGATGACTGATGGGTCGCTGTAACGATAGTCAATGGAGTTCTCTCCATCGGTGATGACAATGGCATCGTCATCCAGTTGCAGCTCAGCACCAGGCACCAATGACAAGGCATTGAGGAACTGGTTCAGGTCATAGATTGGTACGTCTCGTGTGAACTCCTCGGTAATCTGAGCTTCAACCAGGATGTTCTTCATGGCTGACATAGATCGCAGCCTCTGACCCTGTTTAATTAGGACAGACTGGTTGATGACCGCCAGATTCTTAAGAATCGAAGTCGTATCGGTCGATAAAAACATAATGTAGGGTAGACACAGGTTAATTATAACTGTCTTGGCAGTCTTTATCCAGACGCTCAAGTAAGATGTCGATGTAGTGCTTGGCTTTCTCTAAGTCAGCACGTCCATTCTTCAGTTTCCAACGACAAATATACTTGATAACGTTACCCTCACAGAAAGGGATGTCGTTAGCAAGTATAAAGTCAACTGGTTGTATGTTGTAGTCGTAGTGATCAGGCGTTCTCATTCAGCCAGATTTGAAATGTGGGTACAATATATGGTGTCTGTCTGTATGCTGGTCGTGGTCCGTGAGTCCAACGACTGTGACAGTGGAAAATATTCTTTTTAGGGTGATAGTGACACCTATTTGGATTTGGTGGTCCGTGATGATGGTTTCTTCCGTGATGGTGTGGTCTTGCGTTGTGTGCGCTTACGCTTTGT